ATCGGTGGAGCTACCGTAGCGTTCAATGCGTTGAAGAAAGGTTTCCAGTTCGGAAAAGATCTTCAAGATATGTCAGGACAACTTACCCAATGGGCTAGTAGTATGAGTGACCTAGCCTACCTAGAACAAAAAAACAAGAACCCTCCTTGGTGGAAAGCACTAAATGGGGGTTCTGTTGAAGCAGAAGCTCTAGAGATATTTACGGCTAAAAGAAAAGCTGAGTCTATGAGGCAAGAGTTAAAAGACTGGATTAGTTTTAGTATGGGTCCATCTGCTTGGGATGAACTTGTAGCGACTGAAGGTAAAATACGTAAACAAAAGAAAGAACAAGAGTACCGTAAAGCAGAAATACAAGAAGCTATTATAACTTGGGGCGTAACAGGTTTGCTTTTAACTGCAGGGTTAGGTATATTTGGACTTATAATTTATATGGTGGCATAATGGCAAGAAACTTAACAGAAAAACAACAGAAATTCTTAGACGTACTGTTTGAAGAAGCTGGAGGTAATCTAGTTACAGCTAGAAAACTTGCAGGTTATGCAGATGGAGTAGCTACAAAAGCTATTGCAGAGTCTTTAGCAGAAGAAATTGCAGACCTTACAAAGAAGTTTATTTCTTCGTCGGCTGTAAAAGCTGCATACTCAATGTTTGAGGTTATGAACAATCCTACAGACTTAGGTAATAAAGAAAAAATGGCAGCTGCAAAAGATGTTTTAGACCGCAGTGGTTTTATTAAGACAGAAAAAGTAGAAGTATCTGCGGCTAATCCACTATTTATATTACCACAGAAAGCTAATGAAGACGAATAGAACTTGGAAGTTACCCAAACCTGTAGAGGTAGATGGTGAATATGAGTGGCAACCTGTTGTAAGAGTTGGTAGACATGTACCATTTGGGTATAGACAAGACCCTGATGACTGTGATATACTACTACCAATTCCAGAAGAACTAGAGTTGTTTGAAAAAGCTAAGAAGTTTATAAAGCAATACAGTTATAGAGAAGTATCAGCTTGGCTCAGTACTCAATCTGGAAAATACATTTCACATGTAGGATTATACAAGAGGGTAAAAATTGAGCAACAACGTAAGAACGAAGCTTCAACTCAACGTTACCTCGCCCAAAGGTACAAAGAAGCGTTACAAAAAGCGGAAAAGCTTGAAACCCAAAGACTCGGTTACAGAGAAAGAGTTAGTTCCAGCCCAACCTAAGCCTGAAGAGATAGACTTTGAAAAAGCTAGAGAAGTTATCTTTGAGCCTAACCCTGGACCTCAGACTAGTTTTTTAGCAGCAACAGAACAAGAAGTTCTTTATGGAGGAGCAGCAGGTGGTGGTAAGTCTTATGCGATGGTTGCAGACCCAGTGCGGTACTTGGGGAATCCAAATGCACGAATGCTACTTGTTCGTAGGAGCACAGAAGAGCTTAGAGAGCTTATATCAGTAAGCAAACAACTTTATCCCAAAGCTATACCTGGAATAAAGTTTATGGAAAGAGATAAAACTTGGGTAGCTCCATCAGGTGCTACATTGTGGATGTCATACCTCGACAGAGAGGATGACGTTATGAGATACCAAGGTCAAGCCTTTAACTGGATTGGCTTTGATGAACTTACACAATGGCCTTCACCTTACGCATGGAATTATATGAGATCACGTCTCCGTACAACAAGGGCTTCAGGTTTGCCACTGTATATGAGAGCGACTAGCAACCCTGGCGGTCCAGGCCATCAGTGGGTAAAAAGAACGTTTATTGATCCTCAAGTGCCTAATAACTCGTTCCATGCTACTGATGAAAATGGGGAAGTGATACAGTGGCCTAAAGGTCACAGTCGAGAGGGTGAGCCTCTGTTCAAACGTAAGTTTATCCCTGCCACCCTTTTCGACAACCCTTATCTATCAGACGATGGTTTATACGAAGCCAATCTTCTGTCGTTACCTGAACATCAACGTAGACAACTGCTCGAAGGTGATTGGGATATAAACGAAGGTGCAGCTTTTCCTGAGTTTAATAGAAACATACACGTAGTAGAGCCTTATGAGATACCTTCTAACTGGGTTCACTTTAGAGCTTGTGATTATGGTTATGGTTCATACACTGGTATTCTTTGGTTTACTATGGTTCCAGGATCTGAACAGCTAGTAGTATACAGAGAACTATATGTATCAAAGGTCACAGCTACTGACCTAGCTGACATGGTACTGGAGATAGAAAATGAGTCAGGGGAGAATATACGTTACGGAGTTCTTGACTCATCTCTTTGGCATAAACGTGGAGATACTGGCCCAAGCCTAGCAGAACAAATGATTTTAAAAGGTTGTCGTTGGAGACCTTCAGATAGATCAAGAGGCTCTCGTGTAGCAGGTAAAAATGAGTTACACAGACGATTGCAAGTAGATGAATTTACAGAGGAACCTAGACTTGTGTTTTTTTCTAATTGCACTAATCTTATATCTCAGCTACCCTCTATTCCTTTAGATAAAAAGAATCCAGAGGATGTTGACACCCACGCAGAAGACCACTTGTATGATGCCTTAAGGTATGGTATAATGACTAGACCACGTAGTAACATATTTGATTTTGATCCTGCATCACAACGTACAGGCTTTCAAGCATCAGATCCCACATTTGGATACTAAGGAAATAAAATGGCAGAAGAAGATTTTGAAGAAATGATTATGGATACAGAAAATACATCTTCTATTGAAGATGTTGCTGAAGAAGATTATTCAGATCCACTTACAGGTCACATCGTTCAGTTTGTCAAAGACAAGTACAGTAAAGCTGATACAGCAAGACAACTAGATGAAGAACGTTGGATTCAAGCTTACAGAAACTATCGTGGTTTATATGGACCTGATGTACAGTTTACTTCTACAGAAAAATCTAGGGTATTTGTAAAAGTAACTAAAACAAAAGTTCTTGCAGCATATGGTCAAATAGCAGAAGTTTTATTTGGCGGTAATAAATTTCCTATTAGTATTGATCCTACAACTCTACCAGATGGTGTAGAAGACACAGTTAGTTTTGAGACTAACCCTGAAGTAAAAAAAGCAGTTGATGCAGAAATGTCTGAGTTACTTCCAGGTGAAACACTACCAGAGTTTAAAGAAAGACTTGGCGCTTTATCTGGTGTATTAGAACCTGTTATCGAAGATGTAAAAGCTACTCCAGGTAAAACTCCAACTTCTGCTCAACTATATCCTGCTGAAGTCTCAGCAAAGAAGATGGAGAAAAAGATACATGACCAACTAGAAGAATCTCATGCAAAGAAACATTTACGTGCTGCTGCTTTTGAAACAGCACTTTTTGGTACAGGGGTTATGAAAGGCCCATTTGCTATAGATAAAGAGTATCCAAACTGGGATGATGAGGGCAACTATTCTCCCATGTTTAAAACAGTTCCACAAACTACATCTGTATCTATCTGGAATTTTTATCCAGACCCAGATGCAGCTACAATGGAAGAAGCAGAGTACGTTGTAGAACGGCACAAGATGTCACGTTCTCAAGTACGTGGCTTAAAGAACCGTCCATATTTTCGTGAGAATGCTGTAGACAATGCTTTACGACTCGGTGAAAGCTATCGCAAACAGTGGTGGGAACACATCATGGAAGATAACTCTGAAGAAGATAGAGCTGATCGTTTTGAAGTTCTAGAGTTCTGGGGTTTTGTGGACAAAGAAGTAATAGAAGATCAAGGGGTAGACATCCCTAAAGATCTAGAAGATGCAGATCAGCTAAGTGTAAATATCTGGATTTGTAATGGGCAAGTGTTACGTCTTGTAATGAATCCATTTACTCCAGCTTATATTCCTTACTTTGCAGCTCCTTATGAGATGAATCCATACAGTATTTTTGGTGTAGGTATTGCTGAGAATATGGATGACACTCAAACACTAATGAACGGCTTTATGCGAATGGCAGTAGATAATGCAGCTTTGTCTGGTAATTTACTGATTGAGGTAGACGAGACTAATCTCGTCCCAGGGCAAGACCTCTCCGTGTATCCAGGAAAAGTGTTTAGGAGACAGGGAGGGGCGCCTGGTCAAGCTATCTTTGGTACTAAGTTTCCAAACGTAAGTAATGAGAACATGCAGATGTTCGATAAGGCAAGGGTATTATCAGATGAATCAACTGGCTTTCCATCTTTCGCACATGGTCAAACAGGCGTATCGGGTGTGGGCCGTACTGCTTCTGGTATTTCCATGCTCATGTCTGCTGCCAACGGCAGTATACGGAATGTAGTTAAGAACATAGATGACTATTTACTAGCTCCTTTAGGTAAAGCCTTCTTTGGCTTTAACATGCAGTTTGACTTTGATACAGATATTAAAGGTGATTTGGAGATAAAAGCTCGTGGTACAGAAAGTCTTATGGCTAATGAAGTACGTAGCCAACGCCTCATGCAATTTATGCAAGTTGTATCAAACCCTGCGCTTGCTCCATTTGCACGTATGGATTACATTGTACGTGAAATTGCTAAGTCAATGGATCTTGATCCAGATAAGGTTGGCAACAATATGGCACAAGCTGCGGTCCAAGCT